AGAAGAAAATTAATTTTTTTTAAAACTTTAATTTATATAAATAATTGCATGTAAAGGGTAAATACTTTACAATGTAAAATTATTTCGAGGCGCAAAGATATGAAGCTTATTACAGAATATAAAGAATCGGATGTTCAATGTATCGTCGAGAAGAAAGAAGACGGTTCAAAGAGCTATATGATTGAAGGCATCTTTGCACAAGCCGATCAAAAGAACAGAAATGGACGTGTTTATCCAAAGCCTATTATGGAACAGGCTGTTAAGAAATACGTTACAGAACAGGTTTCTAAGGGTAGAGCAGTTGGTGAATTAAATCACCCATCTGGTCCTACTGTTAACTTAGATAAAGTTTCCCACAAAATTACTGAACTTAAAATGGATGGTTCTAATGTAATTGGGAAAGCACGCATACTGGAAACTCCTATGGGTCAGATCGTTAGAGGTCTACTTGATGGCGAGGTTTCACTAGGCGTATCAACTCGTGGTATGGGAAGTCTTGAGAATAGAAATGGTGTTATGTATGTCAAGGAAGACTTTATGTTGAATACCGTTGACATCGTCCAGGATCCATCTGCACCTAACGCATTTGTTAATGGAGTTATGGAAGGCGTAGAATGGGTATGGAATAATGGCATTATCGAAGCTCAGGAAATTGAAAAGATTGAGACTGAAATTAAAAAAGCTTCAAGAGCGGATCTGTACGAAGTACAAGTTCGTGAGTTTAAGAATTTCCTCTCGTTGTTAAAATCATAAAAATAGGAGTCAAACATGACTGAAGATCAAATCATTGAAGATCAGGATGTTGAAACTTCCGAAGTTGAAATCGAGGAAGCTCAGGGTCACGATCCGAAAAACGCGGAAGCCCAGTCCGTAGCATCTGTTGATAAAGCAGGTGACGCAACTGGCACGGCTCCAGCTCGTAAGGGCGATAAAAAGAACAGCGAACCAATGCCAAAGACTAAAGCAGCTCTGATGGCAGGCATGGTGTCTAAAATGCAGGGCATGAATAAACAAGCTCTGATGGCTTTGTACGGTGAAGCATTTGAAGATGATCAGGAACTGGAAACAGTTGCTGAACAAGAAACTTCTTATGACTTCGACGCTGATCTAAACGCTCTGGTAGAATCCGAAGCAACTCTCTCTGATGAGTTCAAGGGTAAAGCTGGAATCATTTTTGAAGCAGCAGTCAAATCAAAAATTGCTGAAGAAGTAGAACGTCTTGAAGAAAATTACAAGACAGAACTTCAAGAGGAAGTTGATACCTTTAAGAACCAAATGGTCGAAAAGGTAGATGGCTATCTCAACTACGTAGTTGAAAATTGGATGGAAGAAAACAAACTGGCTATCCAGTCCGGTCTTCGTACGGAAATCGCAGAAGGTTTCATGAACAAATTGAAAGATCTGTTCACTGAATCCTACATCGAAGTTCCAGAATCCAAAGTCGACCTAGTGGACGATCTTGCGGAGCAGGTTCAAGAGCTTGAAACCAAGCTTAACGAATCTACTGCAAAGCAGATCCAAATGACTGAAGAGCTTGAGCAGTTCAAGCGTTATGAAGTCATTAGAGAACACGCACGTGGTCTCGCCGAAACAGAAGTAGAAAAACTCGTTAAATTGACTCAGGACATCGATTATGTTAGCGAAGAAACTTTTGCAGAAAAAGTTGCTACCATTAAAGAATCCTATTTCAAGAAAGCAGTAGCTTCTGAAAACAACACTGATCTTATTGAAGAAGAAGCAGAAGACGAAGTCGAAGTTTCTGATGCAATGAATCAGTATCTCGCAGCCCTAAAGAAAACACAACGATAATTAGGAGTCCATAGAAATGCATAACGTAATTTCCTATGATAAGCTCGTCGAGAAATGGGCACCAGTTCTGAATGAAGAGACTGCTGGTTCCATTAAAGACGCGCACAGAAAAGCGGTTACTGCCGTTGTTCTGGAAAACCAAGAAAGAGCTTTCCGTGAGGAAGCAGAGCAGGGTTCATTCCTTTCGGAAGCTGCTCCAGGTAACTCAACTTCATCTGCTGCTAACTGGAACCCAGTTCTGATTAGCCTTGTACGTCGCGCTCTTCCAAACATGATCGCATACGACGTTGCAGGTGTTCAGCCAATGACTGGTCCAACTGGTCTTATCTTCGCAATGAAGAGCCGTTACGACGGTGGTTCAACAACTAACCGTGAAGCACTGTTCAACGAAGCAGAAACAAACTTCTCCGGTGACTCTTCAGCAACTCATGATTCCGACAACGCTTCTGGCTTGTTCGGCATCGACTCAGCTGCTCAAGACTCTAACTTGGACGATCAGCGTCTTACTTCAATCTTCGGCGGCGGTATGCCAACAGGCGACGCTGAAGGTCTTGGTTCAGCATCTGTTGATCCAAACTCTGCATTCCGCGAAATGGGCTTCACCATCGAGAAAGCTACAGTCACTGCCAAAAGCCGTGCACTGAAAGCTGAATACTCGCTGGAACTTGCTCAGGACCTTAAAGCTATCCATGGATTGGATGCTGAAACTGAACTGGCCAACATTCTGTCAACAGAAATCTTGGCTGAAATCAACCGCGAAGTTATTCGTACTCTGAACACTCAGGCGAAAACTGGCGCATCAACTGCAAACACTGCAGTTAATGGTATCTTCGACCTCAGCACAGACGCTGATGGCCGTTGGTCCGTTGAAAAGTTCAAAGGCTTGATCGTACAGGTTGAGCGTGAAGCAAACATCATTGCAAAAGAAACACGTAGAGGTAAAGGTAACTTTATGATCTGTTCCTCTGACGTAGCTTCTGCACTTGCTGCTTCAGGCATGCTGGACTATGCTCCTGCAATGTCAACTAACCTGAACGTTGATGACACAGGTAACACTTTCGCTGGTACGCTCAACGGTCGCATGAAGGTCTATATTGACCCATATGCAACTGCTGACTACGTAAACGTAGGTTATAAGGGTACAAACCCATATGACGCTGGCGTATTCTACTGCCCATACGTTCCACTAACAATGGTACGTGCGGTTGGTGAAGACACCTTCCAGCCAAAAATCGGCTTTAAGACTCGTTACGGTATGGCTTCAAACCCATTCGTTGGCGATACTCCAGCCGATGGTCTTGCAACTGTTAAGACTAACCAGTACTACCGTATCTTCCGCGTGGACAACATCCTCGCCTAATCGGTATAATAATAAAAAAAGGGAGGGGAATCCAACCCCTCCCAACTAAGAGCGCTTCGGCGCTCTTTTTTTAATCCGTGTATTGTGATGGAACAGCTGAAGCATCCCAAACATATGGGCTATACTTAGGATTACCAACGACTACAACGTCACTATCACCAACCTCGGTCCAGACACGATCGTCCATCCATTTATGGTAGTAAGCAGGACCACCCCAGACTTTCCGAGCCCGTTGGTAGGTAGCTTGATCCATTCCTACATAGTGTACAGTTCTAACCATAATATAACTCCTTTCCTCTTTGTAACTTTCAATGTAACTGGCCTTTTTTTGCTTGTTCAAAACTAGTCATATCATCTTTAAAAAGAACAATCTGTTCTACGATTTTATCATAATCGTGTTCATTTAACAATGTTCTATACATGCTAAGACCCGTACTGACAAGTATAGCTGCAATCAGTAAGGGATCTTGATCTTCTTCAACTAAATCATTTGTTAAATTAATATAGTGATTATAAACTTCCGAAAAGGCCTTTTCTTCAAAATCTTCCCAGTTCATTGTACTACACTCCTTCATAGTGATCTGCAAGTACTTCCATACATTCGCTAATATAAGGCTTTTATAATTAAATGTAAACCCCCCTCCCCCCTATTTTTTTTCATTTTTTTTGTATAAATAGACGTAAGGAGTATTGATATGGCAGTTACAGTAAATCAATTAGAAAACACAAACTTCATGGCACCAACTGGTTTCCGTGTGGTTATTAATAGACAACGTTTTCCGAATTTAGAATTTTTTGCACAAACAGTATCACATCCAAGTGTTATTGTAACACCAAGTGAAGCACCTTTCCGTTTCTCGAATGCGTACATCCCAGGTGATAAGATCTTTTACGAGGAGCTACAAATTACAGCTATTCTTGATGAAAACATGACACTCTATATGGAAATGTTTGAATGGCTTAAAAGCTTCGTAGAAAATCCATTGGATCAAAATGCGACGGGTATATACAGAGAAGGTGATAAATCTTTGTACGATATTTCTGTACTAGTACTTAACAGCCACAACAACGTGGTACGTACTATTACCTATAAAGATGCCTTTCCATCTACACTTGGTAACGTAGAGTTCAGTTCTACAATCGGTGATGTTCAGTACATCACACTTCCTATTACCTTTAGATATACGACGTTTACAGTCAGCTAAAAATGTGATATAATTATATTATGATTGAGCACTACATTTATCATTATCAACAAGATCCGAAAGTAGCAAAAAGAAACAAAGAAAAGATTTTGGATCTTATCGAACAGGATAAACACAAATACAATATCCAGCTGAATAAAGAAGGATATTGGTACGATTATCCAGATTGCGGTAAACGCAAGACCGCATACGAAAATAAAGCACTAAAAGTTATTTGGCCATTTGCAGAACAGACAGCTCTAGAATTCGGTTGTAATATTTATCGAAGACCCCCGGTATGGTTTCAACAATATCCTAAAGGCTCTAAGTTCGGTTGGCATACTCATCCTAAATCTCATTTTGCTTGTGTTTATTTTGTAGAACTACCTAATCCTAATTATGCAACTGAATTCTTAACTTTAGGTAGATTTCCGGTTAATGAGGGTGATATTATCTTTTTCCCAGCTTTTTTACCACATAGATCTCCTCATATAAATATTGATCAAAGGAAGACTATTATCTCTACAAATTTTGATCTTGATTTCAAAAGGTATTAATTATTATGAATCTTGAAACTATCTTAGAAATGTGGACTGATGATTGTAAAATTACTGGTTCACTAGACGAATCTTCTAGACAAACACCTATACTTCATGCTAAGTACTTAGCTATGCTCACACAAGCAAAGTTACAACTTAAAAGATCAGAGATGCAGCAAAAGTCTTTACTTAAAGATAAGTGGCTTTACTACAATGGTAAAATGTCAAAAGAAGATATCGAAGAGCGGGGTTGGCAGTTCGATCCGTTTAATGGTCTAAAAGTACTGAAGGGGGAAATGGATTACTACTACGATGCAGATGTTGACATACAAAAGTCAGAAGAAAAGGTCCAGTACTGGAAAACCATTACAGAAACCTTAACAGAAATTGTCGATAATATTAAATGGAGACACCAAACAATTGGTAATATGATCCGTTGGCGTATGTTCGAAGCTGGGGATTAAACTACTTCTTCGGTTTTAGTTATATACTGATAAGTAAGATCCATGTCGTCAAAGGATTCATCAGTATAATCTAGACCAGCTTTGATAGTTTGCCAATGATTATACACATCTTCCGATGGCCAATCAACAATATATGTAAGAGTTTGTGTAGATTGATCAAAGGTGAAGGTATGCGTGGTAGCCCAAGCGGCTTCTATATCTGTACCATGTATAGCCCAAAGACCTGTCGTGTCATTTTCTGCAATTGCACTAAACTGAGCAGCATCGGACATTTGGTTTCCAATATAATATTCAAAAAACTCAGTGGCAGTAGCTTTTGTTTGATAACCAGCCATTGTAGAGTTGCCGACAGAAGTAACTTTAACAGAGTGTGTCATTCAAATTTCTCCGATGGAATCTAATTTACAGTGCTATTTATACGTTATAGATACTCAAGATGGAAAATATTAAAGTAAAAATGCAGAACCATTCAATGCTACAAATCGGTTGCGATTACGGTATTGCTAATGAGCTAAGTGATTTCTTTTCTTTCTTTGTTCCTGGTTATAAATTTATGCCTGCATATAAGAATAGGGTATGGGATGGTAAGATTCGTCTGTTTAATATCACACAGATGACACTGCCTGTTGGGCTATATCCGTTCCTAAAAGAATTTGCTAAACCCCGGAATTATACGATTGAGCCTATATTGGATGATCATTACGGATTGCCAGAAGTACTGAATCCTATTAATCCGGATGAGATCTATCAATATATTAAAGATCTAAATTTGCAATCACGTGGTAATCCAATTGATATACGTGATTATCAGTTCGATGCATTCTGTCATGGATTATATAAAAAACGAGGTGTATTGATCTCCCCAACTGGTTCTGGTAAGTCTCTTATCATCTATGCTTTTGTTCGTTACTATTTAGATATGATTGATGAACATCAGAAAGCACTGATTGTTGTGCCTACCACATCTCTCGTCGAACAGATGTACAATGACTTTGGTGACTACGGTAATAATGAAGATTGTCATAGGATTTATTCTGGTCGGGATAAAGACACAGATAAGCGTATTATTATATCAACATGGCAATCAATTTATAAGTTACAGCCATCTTGGTTCCAACAATTTGGTATGGTTATTGGTGATGAGTGTCATGGATTTAAATCTAAGTCACTTACTACATTAATGAATAAATGTACAGAGGCTGAATATAGGTTTGGCACCACAGGTACGCTTGATGGATCACAAACACATGAGCTTGTATTACAAGGTTTATTTGGGAAGATATATAATGTAACAACAACAAAAAAGCTGCAGGATGAAGATACTCTTGCAAAGTTAAAAATCAATGTGTTGTTGTTAAAGTACTCTGAAGAGATACGAAAAGATTTTGGCAAACGAACCTATCAGGAAGAAATTGATTACATTGTTAAGTATGAACGACGCAATAATTTTATTCGTAACCTTGCTTTGGGTCTCGATGGGAACACCCTTGTTCTATTTCAATACGTTGATAAACACGGAAAACCGTTATTCGAACTCATTAGAGATAGAGCACATGAACGAAGAAAAGTATTCTTTGTATCAGGGGAAACAGAAACGTCAGATCGTGAAGCGATCCGTAGAATAGTAGAAGGACAAAAAGATGCTATCATCGTCGCGAGCCTTGGAACTTTCTCTACTGGTATCAATATTCGTAATCTACATAATGTTATCTTTGCATCCCCTTCTAAATCACAAATCAGAGTCCTGCAATCAATTGGTAGGGGATTAAGAAAGTCAGATAATGATCGTGATACAGTACTGTACGACGTAGCTGATGATCTACATTGGAAGCTCAGAAAAAATTATACACTAGAACATAGTGCTGAAAGAATCCGGATGTATGTTAAAGAGGAATTTCCATATAAAATTTTTGAGGTAGATATATGAGTTACAAACAATTAAAGTTAATTAGCGGTGAAGAAATTATCTGTGAAATAGTCTATTGGCCAGATGAAAAAACAGATGACCAAACGATGGTTATACGATCTGCGGTGGAATTAGCTATGCATGAAGATATTGAAGAGGCTATTCGATTTTATACGTTTAGACCATATATGATGTATATTCATGACGAAGAACAGCTTATCACTTTAAATGGTAATAACATTACATCAATTACTACTCCTGCCGCGGAAATATTTAAACAATATAAAGCTCATATGAAAATGGTACGGAAAGAAGTATCTAATGATATCGATTCAGATCAACCGAACGTTCTTAAGTTTAGGCCCAGGTATCACTAGTACTTTATCCCTGCCTAAGATTGACATCTTATTATACCGAAAAACTTATGATCTGTAAACCCCCAAAAAAGATGTTTACAAAACTTTTTTTCTACGGTATAATATAAGCTATATAAAAGGTGAATGTAAATGAAACCATCAGAAAAGCCACATTATGTAAATAATAAACAATTTTCTCACGCAGTGGTTGACTATGTAAAAGAAGTAAACGATGCAGAAAATTCTGGTACAGAACCACCAAAGGTACCGGACTATATTGCTATGTCGTTTATGAAAATTGCTGAAGGTCTATCCCATAAGGCTAACTTTATTCGATATACCTACCGAGATGAAATGGTTATGGATGCAGTAGAGAATTGTCTAAAGGCTATTAAAAACTACAATATTAATGCTGCTACACGCACTGGTAATCCTAATGCCTTTGCCTATTTTACACAGATATCCTGGTATGCTTTTCTTCGTCGTATTGAAAAAGAAAAGCGACAGCAAGATATTAAAATGAAATATATTAGTCAATCACCTTTTGAAGACTTTGCCGTATCTGATCAGGTAGACGAAGCATCCCTTGCTGCAGCACATCAGTATGTTGATTCACTTCGTGTAAAGATTGATCAGGTAAGGAATCGTGATGCTTATTATGATGCTATTGAAAAAGAAGAAAAGAAGAAGAAACGTAAACCTCGTGCTTCTTCTACTGACTCTGATCTTGGGGAGATATTCTCTTAATGCAAATTGCTGTCTTGAACGATACCCATTGCGGTATCCGTAACTCTTCTGACATCTTTCATGATAATGAAGAGAGATTTTATAATGAGGTCTTTTTCCCAACCTTATTGGATATGGGGATTAAACGTATTGTACATCTTGGTGATGTATTCGATAACCGTAAGTTTATTAACTTTAAGTCACTCCATCGATACCGTAAAACATTCTTGGCTAAGCTACGTGAGTACGGTATGCACATGGATGTTATTCCAGGTAACCACGACACCTTCTATAAAAATACAAATGATCTGAATAGTTTGAAAGAGCTTCTTGGTCACTATATGAATGAGGTTACTATTCATATGGAACCTACTGTAGTAAACTACGACGGATTTAAGTTAGCACTACTACCTTGGATCTGCGCAGAGAACTACGACCGCTCTCTTGAGTTCATTAAAACGTGTAAGGCAGATTGGCTTGGTGGTCACTTAGAGCTACAAGGCTTCGAAGTCATGAAAGGGGTAGTATCGCCACATGGCTTAGATCATAAACTATTCTCCCGTTTTGAACAGGTTATATCTGGACACTTTCATACCAAATCAGAAAAAGATAATATCTTGTATCTTGGTTCCCAGATGGAATTCTTTTGGAATGATGCACATGATCCAAAGTCATTCCATATCATTAACACTGAACGTCGTGATATTACTGCTATTCCGAATCCAAATACGTTATATGAAAAAATCGTCTATGATGATACTAAACACGACTATATGGATTATCTACAGTATAACCAGCACTTAGATAACAAGTTTGTTAAGGTTGTAGTTATAAATAAAACTGATCTGTATATGTTCGATAAGTTCATCGATGCTATTCAGTCTAGACCAATTCATGAACTAAAGATTGCCGAGAACTTTAATGAGTTCTTAGGTGAAAACGTAGAAGATGAAAACATTTCGGTGGAAGACACTGCGGAACTATTAGATAATTATGTCGATGCAGTAGATACAGATCTTGACAAAGAACGTATTAAAATTTATATGAGAAATTTACTTACCGAGGCCCAGACTCTTGAGGTCGCTTAATGGACTTTGTACTCTGCATATTACCTAAGGTATTACCAACAGCACCAACCAGCGGGGTTGGTGTTTTAAAGTCACATCTTGAGGCTGCAGGTTTTACTGCAAAAATTCTAGATTGGAATGTAAGTCTTTATAATGCTCTTGATGAGGATGAAAAGGAAGGATATATTTCTGGTACTGTTGCAGGTACGGAGAATGGAGAAAATATATGGAATAGTTATTCCAGGAAGCCTTATGGGGATAGAAATTTTATAAATTTTAGAAAATTTACTAAAAAATACCGGGATGCTATTGATGGATGGATTTTTGAATTAAAAGAATTAAAACCTAAATGGATCGGCCTGAGTCTTTTAGCTTGGAGGACATCAAGCTCTTTTGCAGTCTATATGTGTGAACGTATCAGAAAGAATATACCTGATGCTAAAATAGTACTTGGTGGGACAGGTATTGAAGCTTCATCTTGTAAAGTGTATAAGGAATTAGGTTTAATTGATCATTGGATCTTTGGTGATGCAGAAAACTCTTTAATTGAATTAATGAAAGGTAATATGAAATATCCTGGTATCGATTCTCTAATACCTGGTCAATTACACGATCTAGATCAGATGATGTTACCTAATTATGATGATATTGATTGGTCTTTATACAAGGAAGAAGAGATTGATACAGGATTTAAAGGTGGCGTTGCTCATGTAACTGGATCCCGTGGATGTGTACGAAACTGTGACTTTTGTGATGTAAATAGACTTTGGCCTAAGTACAGGTTTAGATCCTCAGAAAAGATCTTTGAGGAAATGGTTATGTACAAAGAAAAGTACAACCGAACTCTTATACATTTCAATGATTCTCTTATAAATGGTAGTATGAAAACCTACAGAGAATTAATGAAAATAATATCATCGGATCCAAGAGCAGAAGGACTAAGATGGCATAGCCAATTTATTATTCGTAGTGAAAGACAAATGACCCCTGAAGACTGGGAGTTAACCTCAAAGGCTAACCCTGCTCTTCTTGAGATCGGTGTAGAATCTTTTTCACAAAAAGTCAGAGAAGATATGGAAAAGGGGTTTACAAACGATGATTATTGGTATACAATGAATATGATAAAAAAATATGAGATCCCAACCTGGATTAATATCTTATTTGGTTATCCGACTGAAACAGAAGAAGATCACGAGATAAATCTAGATAGTCTTCGGCGTATGTATAAAGACGGGTATAGCCCACTAATTCGTGTACTTCCCGTATCTACTTTTGGTATGAGTAGAGATGAAAAAGCCTATCAAAAATATAAGTCTGAACTGACTGGTGGTTTCTGGGACTGGGAGTGGCGAGGAAACACCGAACGTGTACGAAAAAGAAGACAGCTTGAATTTTTAGAGCTTCAGGATTCGCTGGAAACAGAATATGGTGGTCCAGGCCTTTTTAGTACGGGTAAACAAAGACTCACTTATCGTAGAAAAGAACGTGAGCTCGGGTATATATAATACTATACATTATGAAGTGAGGAATTCATGATTAAGTTTGAAACCCTCCGTTGGAAGAACTTTCTTTCCACGGGTGATAACTGGACAGAAGTCCATTTAACAAAAACTAAATCTACTCTTATTGTTGGTCAAAATGGTGCAGGTAAATCGACTATGCTCGATGCACTATCATTTGCGCTCTTCGGTAAACCACATAGAAATATTAATAAGCCACAACTGGTAAACACTATCAACCAAAAGAATTGTTCGGTTGAAGTAGAATTTATTGTTGGTAAATCACAGTTTAAAGTTGTACGTGGTATTAAGCCCCAGGTCTTTGAAATTTGGAAGAATGGTACGTTACTCAATCAGGACTCACATGCAAAAGAATACCAAAAGATTCTTGAGCAAAACATCCTGAAGCTGAATCACAAGTCATTTCACCAAATTGTTGTGCTAGGTAGTAGCAGCTTTGTTCCTTTCATGCAACTACCAGCACAACATCGACGTGACGTTATTGAAGATCTACTGGACATTAACGTATTCTCGAAGATGAACACACTAATCAAAGAGAAGCAATCTATTCTAAAGGAAACATTAAAGGATAAAGATCACCAATTAGAATTGCTTAAAAATCGTATTGATTCTCAAAAGAAATATATTCGTGACATTACAGCAATGAACGAAGAAGAGATTGCTCAGAAGAGGACACAGATTGATGAAGCGAATGGAGAGATTAACAAACTTCAGTCAATTAACAGTGATGCGTCTAGTTACATCGAAAAGCACGCAGAAGAGACATCAAGTCGTTTGGCGGGTGCGCACGATAAAAAACAGAACCTACTTCAGTATCGGGCTCAATTCAACACCCAGATTAAAACCGTTGTTAGAGATACAAAATTTTACGAGGAAAATCAAACGTGTCCATCCTGCGAACAAGAGATTACCGAAGAAACAAGAAGTCGTAAACTCCAAGAGGGTAAGAACAAAGCGTCGGAACTACACTCGGCAATTCGGAAGCTTAGCGAAGAAGGGGAATCTCTCACTACGCTCCTTGATGAACTCAATACCCTATCCCAGGAGATTAAAGATAAACAGACGAGTACACATGTTAACAATCAGACGATACAACGCTTACAAAAAACGATTTCCAGTCTGGAAGACGACATCGTTAGACTAACAGGACGTGAGGGCGACTTAGGTAAAGCCAATCAGGAACTCTCGGATATGAACAGTGACCGCAGCAACCTGATGGAAGAGAAACTAAAACTTAACGAAGAATTTTCCTATAATACTGTAATGGGTGAAATGCTTAAGGACACTGGTATCAAGACTAAGGTGATTAAGCAGTATATCCCTGTTATCAATAATCTGGTCAATAAGTACCTACAGATACTGGATTTCTTTGTACACTTTAACTTAGACGAAAGCTTCAATGAAACCATTCGCTCGCGCCACCGCGACGCGTTCTCGTACGACTCATTCTCAGAAGGCGAAAAACAACGTATCGATCTTGCACTACTATTCACATGGCGCATGATTGCTAAGATGAAGAATTCAGTTGCTACCAACCTATTGGTACTGGATGAAACATTCGATTCGTCACTGGACCATGATGGTGTAGATAACCTAATGAAGATCCTGTACAGTCTAGAAGATGATACAAATACATTTGTTATTTCACACAAGGGTGAGATCCTTGATGGTAAGTTCCAGAACAAGTTGGAATTCTACAAAGAGAAAAATTTCTCAAGGTTGCGAGATAATGGTTTACAAATGGCTTCTTAAGCGGTATAATGTATTATTAATGAAACAAAGGTGAGTGAGATGAAACTATCCCCATATACACAATCAGTTCTTAAGAACTTTGCTGGTATTAATACCAATCAGGTATTTAACGCCGGTGATCGTATTAACACTATCGCACCAGCCCGTAATATTCTATCAAGTGTAAAGCTTGATATTGAATTTCCAGAACGGTTTGGTGTGTATGATCTAAATGAATTCCTTAATGTTGTATCGCTTGTCGACGAACCAGAGATTAAGTTCGAAGATAAGTATGCAGTGATCGGTGATTCTACCGGTCGTACTAAAATCAAATACTTCTTTACTGACATTGATATGCTTATTGCACCAGACGATAACATGATCAGTAAAGCAATGGATCTAGAAGATTTCGAGGTAGAATTTACCTTGGATGCTGACACCATCAACCGTGTCAAACGTGCACAGAGTGCACTTGGTCATCAGACTTTGTCAGTGACATCGTCTAGTGGCGCGATTGCTCTTACCGTAACAGATAAGGACAATCCTACCTCAAACTCATTTACGATTGAGGTACCTGGAAAAAGTAAAAGTGAAAACTTTAACTTTATGATCAACCTAAATAATCTCAGAATCATCCAGGGAGATTATGAAGTTGGTATCTCCAGCAAGATGATGTCCCGTTGGAATCATACTGAACAGGACGTCATCTACTGGATCGCATGCGAAAAAACATCAGAGTATGGAGAATAAAATGGCAGAAAAGCAGAATAAGCAAGATACAGAATTTGTAGATCTTGCAAATCGTGTAGGACGCAGCACTATTGCAGTGGTTGATACGATGGTTCAGCGTGGCGCACTCCGTGGTGAAGAACTCTCTACAATTGGTCAGCTTCGTGATCAATGTGTGCAGATCGTTGCCATGTGCGAAGCTAAACAACAGGAAAGTTAATTTACAATTAGCTCCAAATATTATATAATGGACTTACTTGAACAGGAGTTAATATGTCAAACAATTTCCTATGGGTAGAAAAATATCGCCCACAAAAAGTTTCTGAAACGATCCTACCTCCTCACTTACAGCAAACGTTTCAGAAGATGGTGGATACCGGTGAGCTGCAGAATATGCTTTTCACCGGTACTGCCGGACTTGGTAAGACCACTGTCGCTAAGGCATTATGTAAAGAGCTTGGTCTAGATTGTATTGTTATCAATGGGTCTGAAGAAGGTAACATTGATACGTTACGTGGCAAGATCAAGCAATTTGCATCTACGGTTAGCTTCGGTGGTTCTTACAAAGTCATCATTCTAGATGAGGCAGATTATCTAAATCCACAATCAACTCAACCAGCACTACGTGGATTCATTGAGGAGTTTAGTGATAATTGCCGATTTATCCTAACATGTAATTTTAAGAATCGTATTATTGAACCACTACATTCACGTTGTGCAATATACGAATTTAATACAAGTAAAAAAGATCTTCAGGGTTTGTGTGCGCAATTCCTTAAGCGTGCTCAAACGATTTTAGAAAATGAAGGTGTAAGCTACGATCAGATGGCTATTGTTGATCTGATCATGCGTCATGCACCAGATTGGAGGAGAGTACTCAATGAACTTCAAAGACGTTCTGTTCTGGGCGATATTGCTAGCAGCACTACTGATATGGGTGGATCCTTTAATGATCTATTCAAACACCTAAAAGAAAAAGACTTTAAGTCTATGCGCAAGTGGGTGGTTAACAATCTGGATCTAGACACAAGTGCTATTATTCGTGGTGTATATGATAACATGAATGATAAAGTCGAATCTCAATCTATCCCACAACTTATTCTTATTTTGGCAGAATACCAGCACAAGGCAGCATTTGTTGCTGATCACGAAATCAACCTTGTTGCTTGTATGACTGAAATTATGTCTTCGGTGAAATTCTCATGAACCCATTTGAATACGTAAACAGTATTAATTACACCAAAAAAGATATTATGGAAGACGATGTTGCTGAAAAGGTGTACAATCCTTTTATGGTTAATCGTAGCTTATCTTACTTTCAGGATACAGTTCTTGCAGCAAATGAAATGAATCGGTTGCATAATGCTGATAAGAAACTACAATATCATTTTTATATAAATATAGTTCGAAAGCGGAAACGTTTTTCAAAATGGTATAAACCTGAACTAGAAAATGATATAGAAGTGGTCAAAGAATACTATGGCTATAGTAATGAAAAAGCTCGTCAAGCTTTGGCTCTCTTATCATCAACGCAACTGAATGAGCTAAAAGAAAAGGTGAGTAAAGGTGGAAGAACAAAATAATAATGTCCAGTGGACTCCATCTAACATGCTCGAGGTAACACTACGCGAGCCAGACGATTTCCTTAAAGTAAGAGAAACCCTCACGCGTATTGGTGTGGCATCTCGTAAAGACAAGAAGCTATTCCAGTCTTGTCACATTCTGCACAAACAAGGCAGATACTTCATCGTGCACTTTAAGGAACTATTTTTGTTAGATGGGAAGAAATCAAATTTAGAAGAAAACGATATTGCTCGTAGAAATACTATTGCTACATTGATGAGTGATTGGGGATTAGTACAAATGGCTAAGAAGGAAGATCTACAGTGTGCTCCTTTACGTCAAATTAAAATTATCCCTTTTAAAGAAAAAACACAATGGGAACTTTGTCCCAAATATAATATCGGTGCAAAGTAATGACTAAACTGTTATCTCTCCCAGATACATATTCTTTTCTCGATTCAGAAATCGGTATGAAAGAATTTACCTGGGAGAGAATGACACATCTAATAGATACACATCCACCACAAAGTACGAAAATAAAAGGTGAATGTGGTTCTGCTACATTTCTTGAATTAGAAAAAAGACCGTCTTTACCAAGAAATGCTAGAAGAATAATAGAAGATTTAAAAAGAATATTCCCTGATAAACCTGTTACTTGTCATTTGTTTTTTGGTATTACAGATAGACATACTACATTTGGAATACATAGAGATCGTATGCATGTCTTATATCTCCAAGTATTAGGTAGAGTTGATTGGGAAATACATCGACCTAGAATAGAAGATGCAATATCATATACTCTTAAACCAGAGAGATCTGTGATGGTTGAAAATAAAATATTAGAACCTGGGATGATGGTATGGAATCCTATGGGAACCTTTCATCACTCGAAACCTATTGGAACAAGAATGGGATTATCTTTCGGAGTCGAAGGTCTTGTCAGATAAACGTTTTTCAAATGTAGGATCGTGGGAAAACTGGACACGTATATGGAACACCGAGGTATTAGAGGTTATTGAAAATCTAGAAGCTCCTGCTGGTCCTATATACGATTTTGGTTGCTATCCTGGAATTCTTACAAGAAATTTAAGAAGAAAATATTTGCACCAACGTAAAGTAACGGGCTTTGACATACTAGAGTGTGATACAAAAAATACCGTGGTCTGCGATGTTTTTAGTATGCCAGAAGAGTACGACGTTCCTATCGCAATAGCAATTGATGATATTTGGTTAGAACGAAAAAAAGAACTTTTCCCATGGATCTATGAAAGGCTATTCCCAGGCGGTATATACATGACCCCGATGAAAAGCCGACATCATATTGTCCCAGAGTATGTGAGTGATTTACAACAGCTAGATTCCCCAGTACCATGGATTTACATAGGTAGAAAAAATGTTTAAGACCGAAAATTTAAATCCTAAGAAGCCTACTACATTTATGTATTTTCTAGAGAAAAGAACGTATAAATAACAGCGGATGCCGAATAGTTCGGGTCCATAACATAACCTTGCTTAACAGGAGGTCACAATGACTAAAGCAACTTTATTGCCACGAAACGCATTTCTTGGTTTCGATCACATCTTCGATCAGCTGGAAAATATTCACAGCCACGCGAAGGATACCTATCCCCCACATAACGTAGTTAAACACGATGCGTATCATTACGAAATCGAATTAGCAGTGGCTGGATTTAGTAAAGAACATATTGATATTGAAGTAAAAGATCACGTTCTGACTATCAAAGGTGATAGACCACAACGTCGCCCTCAAGAACTTTATGTTCATAAAGGTATCAGTGCTCGAAATTGGAGCAAGTCATTTAGACTGTCGGAATATACCGAAGTATCCGGAGCTGATCTAACGGATGGAATCTTGACTGTCAAACTTGAAGTCATTCTTCCCGAAGAAAAGCTGCCTCGTAAAATTTCTATTGGAAACAACGAGGTAAAAAATGACAACAATAGCGCTGAACTACTCACAGAGTCTGCTTAACGGATTTTGGAGAGTATTTAAAAACATTCTTCGAGGTGTAATGATAGGATGGATTCTGTCTCGTCAGACTAAAGCAAATCAATATATTGCTGCCCAGATGATTCATGAATATCCTGGTCACACAGTTGAATCACTTACACATGAACTTAATTCAAAATCTCTTGAAAAAATTAGAAGGGAATTTGGATATGAGTAAGTGGTTTAAAGACTTGATTAGAATGATTAATATGACCCCAACTGAAAGATATCTGTCACAAGCTACAGATCGTTATGATCTTGAGCAAAGACAAAAAAATCTTGCACTTGGAAAGGTGAATTTATTCTAATGTGGCCTTATACTGACGAAGAAGTGGATTTTATTTCTTAACATATATAAAGGGAGACGGGAAACTGTCTTCCTTTTTTATTGGAGATTATTATGTGGACACAAATTGACGTATCATTTTTACCAGTACCAGATCCTAACCAACACGATCCTGAAGTAGGTAAACAGGCCTGGGGTTATCTACCCTACAATGATCCAGATCTTCTTGAATGGTTTGAATCTGTTGGTTATCAGAATAAAATTAAAACAGTTTTCGAGATAGGAACATTTGCAGGTTATTCTGCAACAATGTTCTTAGAAATGTTTCCTTTCCTAGAAAAAATAACAACTATTGATCCCAATCTCTTTTCTGTAAAAGCGGGTGTTGCACTAAAAGAAAAGTATGGTGATAGGGTAGAGTTCATACCGTCCAGTTCTGGTATGTACAAGGAGCGTGACCAAGTTGATCTAGTTTATATTGATGGTGATCATATACACCCTAAGCCAATGGAAGATATAGATATGGCTTTGGAAATGAAGCCCAGATTTATTATGATGGATAACGTAGAATTACCAGATGTTAGAAGAGCAATAAAAAGATTTGAACTTATGGATCTAAAGTATGATCCTCAGTATTTCTATTACACCAACACCCACAAGAATAGAAGATCTCCTGGCATTATAGGATTATTCAAAAATGTTACTGACAGATGATAGTGGTAATACTGTAGATTACTTTAATCGTTTTCCTGAAGGACATAATATCGGTCTTGCATTATCCGGTGGTACGGATTCTGCATTACTCCTTTTTCTTTTAATTGAAATGGTATACCGTAGAAAAGAAAGAGTAAACATATATCCTATTCACGGATATGATACCTCTCGTAAAAATACTCAAAGCTGGCAAGCAGCAGAAAACGTACATTCCTGGATAGAATCATATTATTTAGATGCATGGGAAATGAAATCATTAAATTATTTGAAGCCTCTGGAAATCTTTTCATATGAAAAGGACGGTGATAGCAAAGAGAAATATCACCAACCACATTACCGTTATATGAAAGAAAGATATGATATACCATTTATCATCCGGGGTATGAGCCAAGGTATGCCAGAGGAGACTAGACCAAACCAAGACATTATACAAGACAAAGATCTGTATGAAATGGGGAACGATCCGAACAGTTGGGTCGTAATGCCATGGGCACAGGTCGACAAGAAATTTATATATCATCAGTACAAAAAATATGATATAATGGAGTTATCAAAACTAACTGTGAGCTGTATAGGTGATCCGGGTCCTTGCCGAAAGTGCTTTTGGTGTCGTGAAAGAAAATGGGCATTTGGTAACTATGATGGGGGTTTACTTTAATCACATCCTGCGGTATAATACTATCTACATTATGGGAGAATTGCATTGAGCTTTTACACATCAGTTGACGTCTATATGAATCGTATCCTGTACCGTGGATACAACGATTCTGGCAAACGTATCACCGGACGATACGAATTTAAACCTACCCTATTCCTACCTGACCCTCAGGATTCTACAGACTGGAAGACCATGGACGGTGATCCAGTGGCTCCGTTACAATTCAATTCACCATCTGACATGCGTGACTTCACCAAGAAGTACGATGGTGTAGAAGGCTTTCAGTACTTCGGTATGGATCGTGCAGTCTTCCAGTTCCTTGCCGAAAAGTTTCCCAATGATATTAAATTCAACAAAGGTCATGTCAATGTGGTCAACCTTGACATTGAGGTTCACTCCGAAGATGGTTTCCCTTATCCAGAAGACGCACTTCATCCCATCACAGCTATTACTGCTAAGTCGTCACGGTCTGGTATCTACCACGTCTGGGGTCTAAAAGACTACGACGTATCACAATCCCCACACGATCATCTCATGATCAAGTACGTCAAGTGTGAATCTGAAACAGAATTACTCGTACGTTTCCTTAAGTGGTGGAAGGATGACTATCCAGATATTATTACTGGTTGGAACATCCGCTTCTTTGACATACCATATATCATCAACCGTATTCTCCGTATTGGTTCAGAAGAAGCTGTTAAGTCTCTATCACCTTGGGGCGTTGTTCGTGAGAAAAAGGTTCAGTTCAAGAACAAGAATATGGATTCGTACATGATCGTTGGTATCAACGCATTAGATTACTACGATCTGTTTACTAAGTTCGGTTACAGTTACGGTGCACAAGAATCATATGCGCTTAACCATATTGCAAACGTTGTCCTTGGTGAACGTAAACTATCCTATGAAGAGTTCGGTTCACTACGTAATCTGTACAACGAAAACCATCAGCTTTATATCGACTATAATATTAAAGACGTTGAACTTGTAGAACGTATTGATGAAAAGATGGGTCTAATTGAACTTGCTATGACACTAGCTTACAAAGCTGGCGTCAACCTCACAGATGTATTTGGTACTACATCTATCTGGGATTCTATTGTATATCGTGAACTAAATAAGAAAAAGATCGTGGTACCAACTATGGATCGTGCTAAGGCATCAGAGATTGCTGTAAAGTTTGCGGGTGGATACGTAAAAGAACCACAGATTGGTATACACGAATGGGTGGTTAGCTTTGACTTGAACTCACTGTATCCTAATATCATTGTACAGAACAATATGTCACCAGAGACATTAATTCGAGATGGATTGTTACCCCTTGTTCCTGGAACATTGAATGTTAAGGTACCTAATCCAGATAAAGAAGGCGAAATGATTGAAGTACCGGTGTCTAGCCAAAATCCTAAAGGTGCAGTTGCGGCAAACGGTTCAATGTACTCACACGACCGTCAGGGTGTTATGCCAGAGATCATTGTCAAGTACTATGATGAACGTAAGACTACTAAGCAGGCTATGCTTGCTGCACAACGTAAGTATCAGAAGGAAAAGACAAAAGAGTTGGAACGTGAGATTAGTCAGCTCGAAAACAAACAGATGGCTATTAAGATTCTACTCAATAGTTTGTTTGGTGCACTCGGTAACAAATACTATCGTTACTTTGATCTACGGATTGCCGAAGGTATTACTCTTCATGGTCAGTTCATTATCAAATGGTGTGAACGTACAATCAATGATGAACTGAATAAACTTCTTGATACTAACGAGGATTATGTTATCGCTATCGATACTGATTCGGTATACGTTAACTTCTCTAAGTTTGTAGAAAAGTTTCAACCCGAAGATCCTGTTCAGTTCCTATCCAAAGTCTGTGAAGAACACTTCAACCCTATGTTTGAAAAGTCCATGGAAGAATTGGCTGAACACAGTAACGCATACACGAACCGTATGGTTATGGAGCGTGAAGTTATTGCAGATCGTGGTATTTGGCAGGCAAAGAAACGTTATATCCTCAACGTACATAACTCTGAAGGTGTTCAGTATGCTGAACCGAAGATGAAGATCATGGGTATTGAAGCTATCAAGTCTTCAACCCCACAAGTCTGTCGGGATAAGTTCAAAGACGCTTTCAAGCTTATGATCGCTGGTGATAAAGATGCTACCCAAAAGTTCATCCAGGACTTCAAAAAAGAATTCAAATCTCTTCGCCCAGAAGAAGCAGCATTCCCTCGCGGTGTTACAGAGTTAGATAAGTGGGCTGATCGTCGTACCATTTATTCAAAAGGTACACCGATCCATGTACGTGGGTCACTGCTCTATAACCACTTGCTGCAGCATCACAGTCTAAAGAACTACGAAGAGATCAAGAAGGGTAACAAGATCAAGTGGGCTTATATGCTTATCCCTAATCCAATCCGTGAAAATGTTATCGCATTCCCTGATTACCTTCCAGTAGAATTTGGATTAGATAAGTACATCGATTACAACAAACAGTTCGAGAAAACATTCCTTGAACCTCTCGAACCTATTCTTGAAGCCATTGGCTGGCAAGCAGAAGAACAATTAACTATGGATGATATTTTCGGATGAGGAATTACATATTTGATGTAGACGGTACGCTCACACCTAGCCGGGGTCAGATGGACAAAGAGTTCGCAAACTTCTTTGAACATTTTGCTACACACAATGCAGTGTACCTCGTAACAGGAAGTGATAGGTATAAAACTCTAGAACAAATACCGATTGAGCTTTATTATCTTTGTATTAGCGTATACCAACAGTCTGGCAATGAAGCGTGGCAACAAGATCACTGTGGTTATCGATATGAATGGAAAGTTCCAGAAGATCTTATGTTCTTCTTAAATGAAAAGTTAGCTGAAAGTAAGTTCCATAATAAAGCTACTAATAATATAGAAGTTCGTGGTGGGATGGTTAACTTTGCGATTCCAGGTCGGCCATGTTCACTCGAAACACGACATCTATATAAAGAATGGGACGAGCACAAACGCGAACGTGAAAACATTGCAGCAGAGGTAATGGAAAAATTCCCTGGTATTACTGCTCAAGTAGCTGGCGAGACTGGGATCGATATCTTTGAAGAAGGTAAGGATAAGGGGCAGGTAGCAGAATGGTTACCACATCCTATTACGTTCTTTGGTGACAATATGCAGGTTGGCGGCAACGATCATCCACTTGCAGTAAAGCTTGAAGGTTACAGTGGATCTAAATCTGTTCAAGTAAATAACTGGGAAGACACATTTAGGTGTTTACAAATGATTGAAAATGGGGTATAATAGAATTATGAAAAATTGGCATGAAGATATTTGGGATATGCATTTCAAGTTTGGTGTTCATGAATGGATCATGAATAACATCAACGATAAAGAAAAGCTGGCCAAGTTCCTAGAATTCCGTATGAACTTTTTACGTGAAGAGCTAGATGAAACACAGAGTGCAATCGACAATAAAGATCCACAGGAAATCGTAGATGGCCTAATTGATCTTTGCGTTGTTGCTATTGGTACACTTGACGCTTTCGGTGTTGAACCACAGCGTGCTTGGGAGCAGGTACATAATGCAAATATGGCTAAGAAGGCAGGCATTAAGAAAGAACGTCCTAACCCTCTTGGTCTTCCCGATTTGATGAAACCTGAGGGATGGACAGCACCAGATCATGATGACAACACAGGGTATTTCCCTAACGCTCTTTAAGAGTCAGTTTGACAACAAGACTGATAAACGTATGGATCTCTCTAACTTTGACGAGTTAGAGAAACTTCTCTATGGTTTGTCTAAGCAACCAAAGAAAGGCAAAAAAGATGCAGAACTTATTTCGCCTGCTGTATACGAAGCTGGTACTACTCGGGCCAACAAAAACGTTACTGCTTGGGCAGGTTGGTGTGCTGTTGATGTTGATGACCTTACGATTGATGGCAACGTAAAAGATGTTGTTGATAATTGGTGTGGTGATTGGCGTTATATTTGTTATAGTACCGCCAGCTCTAAAGAACATCAACCTAAGTTTCGAATTGTCTTCCCAGTGTCACGAGATATTGGATCCGAAGAAATTGGACATTTCTGGCACGCACTCAACACTCACCTTGACTCTGCCGGAGATCGTCAAACTAAAGATCTTAGCAGAATGTACTATGTTCCTGCGACTTACGATAGCGCTTTTAATTTTATTTTCTCTGGTGGAAGCATCCCTATTGATGTGGATGATCTTCTTATCAGGTATCCATATGTAGATAGGGCTAAGAGTGGTGGTACGTTTCTCGATCGACTACCTCCTGAACTTGCAGACGCCGTAGTACAACATCGTAAATCTAACATTGAATCCAAAAATAACGATGTTGTTTGGTCAGGTTATGCAGACTGTCCGTTCTTCCCAAAGAAACTTGCATTGGAATATAGAGTTATTACAGGAACTGGTTGGTACCACAAAATGTACCAGATAATGGTAGCAACTGCAGCAAATGCAATCAAACGTGAGTATCCTATTACTGCACAACAGATTGCAGAACTATGTCGAGAACTGGACGTCGAGACAGGTAACTGGTACGAAAATCGTCCATTGGAAACTGAAGCAGATCGTGCTTTAGAATATGCTTATAGGAACTGTTAAATGAAAATGAATCTTATGACAAAGCTGGAAGCTCTTGATGAAATCATTGAGGATCTTAGAGATCACATACAACCTCATGATACAGGACATATCCATACAACTATTAATGTTCTTACACACGAACGTAATAAACTACGAGATAAAATTGCAGAGGCGATACAGCGATGAAAGCGGGAAAAGTATGGGGCACAACAGAGCTCATTGAAGCTAATGGTGCATTAGAGTTTCACCGTATTGAAATGGAAGCAGGTGGGGTATGCTCTAAGCATCTACACCGTTATAAATGGAATGGATTCTATGTAGAGTCTGGTAAGATGCTCGTACGCGTGTGGCAGCGCGACTATGATCTTGTAGATGAAACCGTTGTTGGACCTAATCAATACACAAAGGTAAAGCCTGGTCTATATCATCAGTTCGAATGTTTAGAGTCAGGTGTAGCTTATGAACTATACTGGGCAGAATTTAATCACAATGATATTGTACGTGAGACTGTTGGCGAAATGAAATATGAATTAACAGAATCGCCTGGTATTACAATAGATATTGATAACGATGAATTCCCTGATATTACAATAGGTATTGATAACGATGGTAGCTACATCAGCTGGCCTGGTGAAGATGGTGGTCCAGAAGATTTTAGTACTGGAGGGAGAGTATGATGTACAAAGGGAAAGTTACAAAGGAATTTATTGAACGTAGAAACCAGTTGGTTGCTGAAGATAATAGACCAGAGAGCCAAGAGTGGAAAGAACGGCAATGGGACTTTGAATTTCCCGAACATCATCAGTGTTCTATCCCCTCATCTGGTCATAAGATCTTTGAAGGCTATGAAGCAGATACCGAACATGACTTCTTTGGTCGGTGTGACTTCAAACATGTAAATCGATTTAATGAAATCCATATTTCTAAGTATATCCGTAAGGCTATGGAGAAGGGTAAGATCGATCACATTGTCCCTTGGAAGTTTTCTCCACATCCATCCCTCTGGGCTAATACACTACAGGAAGGTGACGTAGTCAAATATGAAATTATTGACTATATCCCAGTAGATGAAATTTTATCTGGAAAAAATCAAATTAGGGGGTTTACAATTAATATGAAATAGTGTATACTAGTATAGTAACAATTAGGAGACACTATATCATGGGTAAACTCAAAAACTACGTAATGGAAGCAGACGAATTCGCTCAAGAGCATTATAATGCACCTCGTGAGGAATTTGTCATGATGACTAAATTCTACTTCGACGATCGTTTGCTAGAACAACGAGCTATTCAGCAGTTCGATGAAATTCGCTCTGAGCTCAATGCATATTTCCAGGGAGTACTATAATGGATACTAAAGCTATGGACCTAATCCAAAAGATGCCAGAAGACGTTGCTCGTGCATATGCTATTTCCATTATTGAAAAGCGGAGTGCACGTACCATCAATCAGAAGACTGCAAAGAACAGAGTAATCTATGATTTGCATGGTGCACCAGATAAAGGTGAAATTGTTCGTATTATGTACAATCAGCTTCTAGCATCTGAAGGTCTTCGCACTACTGGCTCAGCATGGGGTAAGCATTATGACAACATATAGTTGGGAAAGATATGCATCACATAAGATTTCTCAAAATGTTAACATGACTGTTCCATTCTATCTTATGGCTGCATATGCTTACTATCAGGAAGACGATCCAATCTTCTCTGATTCGTTTTTTGACAACCTATCCCAGAAGCTTCTGAAAGAATGGGATAACGTTACACACTGGCATAAAGATCTTCTTACTAAATCAGATCTTGAAGCTGGTACCTATCTGGGTGAATATCCAGAACGTGTAAAAGGTGGTCTGAAAGCTCTTCGTCAAGTGAGGATTCGATAATGTTTAAGAAGATCATATCAGCTGTACTATCTGCAGCACTTGTTACTGGATGTATGAAAGCTGCACATTCAACAGATCACTTCTCAGAGTCTATTAAATGTCTTGCAGACAATATGTACTGGGAAGCTAGGAATCAGCCATTTGCTGGCCAGGTAGCAGTGAGCAACGTGGTGTTGAACAGAGTAGATGATCCACGTTTTCCTAATACTGTCTGTGAGGTAATTCATCAAGGACCAACTAAAAAGTCTTGGAGTGATCCCACAGTATATTATCCAGTACGTCATCGTTGTCAGTTCTCTTGGTACTGTGACGGTAAAAGTGATGAGATACCAGAATCTGATCGGGAGATGTACCAGCACATGCGAAGTGCAGCACTCAAGGTTTATACTGGTTGGTTCGGTGACAACACATTTGGTGCAACACACTACCATGCAAGTTACGTTAAACCAGATTGGGCTGCAAGTAAAACAAGAACGACTAAGATCGGTCTTCATATATTTTATAAGTGGGAACAATGAAAATAGGATTTACAGCGTCTACATTTGACTTGCTACACGCTGGACACATTTCTATGTTGCGAGAAGCAAAAAGTGTATGTGATTATCTAATTTGTGGTTTACAAGTAGACCCAAGCTATGATAGAATAGAAAAGAATAAACCGATACAAACACTTGTTGAACGTTACACACAGCTTCAGGCTGTAGGATATGTCGATGAAATCGTACCTTATCAAAGCGAAGCAGATCTGCTCGATATCATTCAGATGTATCCAATCAATGTACGTATCATTGGTGAAGAGTATCGCACTAAAGATTACACTGGTAAATCAGAATGTACTATGCTTGGTATTGAGATTTACTATAACGAACGGAACCACCGGTTCTCTTCTAGCGACCTGAGACAGAGAGTAGCTAATGAACAAAGTAACAGGAAGAAATCTGGGTGAAGGCTTATTCAAGCTACGTCACCTACTATATCATCAAGGTTATGAAATACAGACAGCATCGTGGCAGGGTACCGAGTCTCCTCCTGTTTTTTTAGAGGTACTACATGCTGATCTGACAGCAAAGATGAGTGATGATCCGCAAGAAGCCTCCGATCTTTGTAATGCCACGCAACCGTGGGCAGATGTCCACTTTGCAGAACGTGTTGGTGGTGAACCACTTAATCCACCACCTTCACATACGATGTGGCTGAAAGATACTGATCAGTATTTGTCTGGTCAGGCTTTCAGTCACTCGTACCCTGAACGTATGTGGGCACCAAGTATGGATGGTATCAGGTTCAAAACTGGTAACCTTGGTGATGCAGTAGAACTTCTAAAGAAAGATCCTACTACTCGTCAATGTTATATCCCTATGTGGTTTCCAGAAGATATTGTAGCTGCCAATGAAGGTGAACGTGTACCTTGTTCCTTTGGTTGGCACTTTATGGAACGTGGTGATGAACTACATTGTTCTTATCACATGCGTTCGTGTGACGTAGTTCGTCACTTACACAACGATCTGTACTTCGCAAACAGACTTGGTCTATGGTTAATTGAGCAAAGTGGTCTCACCTGTAAAATGGGGTATTTACATTTCAGCTCAACTAGTTTACACTGTTTTAGTAATGATCGTTTCGCACTTGGTAGATTGATTGGAGTAGAATAATGTGTGGCTTTGTAGCTTATCCTGTTGGTAAGAATCCAGAAACAGTAATACGTTCTATTGGCTATCGTGGCCTAGAGAATTACATTGGTTATAGAGACTGGCAAGGTTTTACATTTGCACACACGTCACTACCATTTGTTAATCTAGACCCACTCTTTGCTATCCAGCCGAACACATACAGTGTCCCAGGATTATTCGTTGGCGAAGTATTCAATTATGACACAGATTATGCTTCTGACGTAGAATATGTTCATAATGCATTTCATAATCATGGTACAGATTGTTTTCATGACTTTGATGGATTCTGGACATATGTCACAATGATTGATAATCATTTGTTTGGTATGACAGACTTCCTGGGTATTAAACCATTATATTACCGTACTGATGTAGAAGCAATGGCTTCTGAGATTGAGGTATTAAAGCTATTTGGTAAAGTTACACTCGACGAAACATTTATGTCGAACACAATGAAATGGGGTTACTCCCCTGATCCACGTACACCGTACAATGAGATCAAACAAGTTCCACCTGGTCATTATGTACATAAAGGCCAGGTACACAGTTACTGGAATTGGGACAAAGTTGAGTATGGAGACCTATACCAAGACATGAAGCGTTCTGTCTCCGCGCGTCTTGGTGGTCAGAGAGAAGTTTCTATTCTTCTCTCAGGTGGTCTCGATTCCAGTATCATCTACGGACTGCTGAAAGAACTTGGTCGTGATGTTACCACGATCCACGTAGATAATCATGAGAAAGACTTCGCACACTTAGTCTCCTCCTCCCTCGTCGACGTCACTCTTGATGAAGTCAGTGATCTTGACGCAGTCCGTATCCACCAATCACCAGTCGACCTCGGGTCCGTTAAACCACAAATTGCTATGGCTAGAAAGCTACGTGAGTTAGGATTCCATGCAGTGTTGACTGGTGATGGTGCTGATGAATTATTCGGTGGTTACCGACGTGCAAAAGAATATGATAGTCAATATTCAGATATATTCTGTGAACTACCATATTATCACCTTCCGAAGTTAGATCGTACTATGATGCGTTCTACAATCGAACTTCGTGCACCTTTCCTCGCACCTTATATTGTAAAGCACGCACTAAAAACGCCATACATATTAAGAGACGGTGAAAAGAAGGTTCTAAAAGAAACCTTTAAGGACATTGTTCCAAAGGAGATTATTGATCGTGATAAACATCCTCTCAAAACTAAAGAAATCCACGCCTCCCCAACCGCCAAAAGAGGTACCAATGACAACCTCTTCAGACAACTCCAAGTGGGATAGTAGATATATGCAACTTGCTAAGACTGTAGCAGGTTGGTCAAAAGATCCTTCAAGTAAGATTGGCGCCGTTGCTGTAAGTAGCAAAGGCCAAGTTTTGTGTACAGGATATAACGGATTCCCGCGTGGTGTTGATGATAGTCTTACAAGATATTACGATAGAGAACTAAAATATAAGATGGTAGTTCATGCAGAAACGAACGCTATCTTTAACGCTACATATAATGGTGTATCACTCGATGGTGCTACAATGTATGTTTATGGATTACCTGTTTGTTCAGACTGTGCAAAAGGACTAATCCAAGTAGGGATTAAACGAGTCGTTATCCATGGCGAGATTGCTGATCGATGGAAAGAATCATGGAAACTAACAGAGCAGCTATTTAGAGAAGCTGGTGTAAAATGGGAATTTATTAAATGACAGAAGAATTTGAAGTAGAACAAAAACACCTTGATGCTGAATATTTTAATATCGGTATTGTTGGTACTAATACAGCAGCTAAAACACTGGAATATGCTTTTAAACATAAACCACGTAATGCTGTAATGGTAGTTGATAATATCAATAAGCATATTGAAGATCTTATTGAGTTCGAACCACAGATTACTTTCCTTTGTAATGAAGTTACTATGGATGATGATGGTGTAGTAGAAGCATCGCAGCTTGAAGATGCTATACTACAACTATCAGCCAAGACCAATGGTGGTATTGTTATTAAAACCCCGTTACCTATGGATTTGGTAGAAAGAAATTGTAAGAATCAGAAAGTGGTTTACTATCCTGATCTGTATTTCGGTAAAGATAACATCGAGTCTCGACTAAATGTTCCTTATACATGTCTTGGTGGTACACCGAACAGTACAATGGCAGTTGCAGAGATTATTCATAGATTCTCTACATTTTCAATTGGACATTTTCATCATATTACACCAACAGAGGTATGTTTTATTGAACAGGTAACTGGTGCTATGCTTACTATGAATTCTGTGTTTGCTGCACAGCTACATGATACTGTAAAAGAATTTGGTGGGGATTATCACACTATTGCTAGTATCCTAGCATCTGATGGACGTATTGGTACACATGGACTTCGGCAACCTAACACAGATGATACTATGGGTGAAAGCTCACAACAGGCAAAGGATGCACTAAAGTCACTGAAAAAGTTCAGTGATAGGTTTACTTTACTTGAAGAGTGTGGTATAATGAATGATCGTTACCAGGAAAGATAATGTCTGTACTTAAACTAAAAATTCATAAACGTATGGATGAATTGCAAGAGATGATGGAAAGTAATCGTCATCTGGAAGATCCTGACAGTGTTCAGGAACATTTGTACACAGTATCTAAATTCTGGTCAGTACTCTCAGAAGAGGATCGTGATTATATTCACTGTGCTCAACACGCTATTGAAGAAAAGACGAAGTGGAATGTATAATGTCAATTATGGATAAATTGAAAAAGAACTCAAAGATCAAGTCAACATCTGTGTTGGCTGATTCCCAGTTCTTTAATAAAAAAGATATGATCACGACCGATGTGCCAATGATTAACGTTGCACTATCTGGTGATCTAGAGGGTGGGCTAACACCAGGACTTACAGTTCTTGCTGGTCCATCCAAACACTTTAAGACGTCATTTGCGTTGCTAATGGCTTCTGCTTATTTGAAAAAGTATGATGATGCAGTCATCCTATTCTACGATTCAGAATTTGGTTCACCCCAATCATACTTCCAACAGTTCGGTATCGATACCAACCGTGTACTGCACACACCAATCACCAACGTCGAAGAGCTCAAGTTTGATATTATTAATCAGCTTGAACAGATTGACCGGGAAGACAAGGTCATTGTTGTTATCGATTCGATTGGTAACGTAGCATCAAAGAAAGAACTTGAAGATGCTATCAATGAAAAGTCTGTGGCAGATATGAGTCGTGCTAAAGCACTAAAAGGTTTGTTCCGTATGTGTACACCTTACCTTGCTATGAAAGATATTCCAATGTTGGCTGTCAATCATACATATCAGGAAATGGGTCTGTTCCCTAAAGCTATCGTTTCTGGTGGTACTGGTATCTACTATTCAGCAGATAATATCTGGATCATTGGGCGTCAGCAGGACAAAAAAGGTACAGAGATTAAAGGTTACCACTTTGTTATTAACGTAGAGAAATCACGTTATGTGAAAGAGAAATCTAAAATCCCTATTAGTGTATCTTGGGAAGGTGGTGTACAACGTTGGTCTGGTCTACTTGAAGTAGGTATGGCTGGTGGTTATGTAGAAAAGCCATCACCTGGTTGGTATCAGCAGGCTGGATCTGAAAACAAAGTACGTGAAGCAGATACACTGAAGTCCGACTTCTGGTTACCTATTATTCAGAATACAGACTTCAAAGATTTTGTTGCTAAACAATATAAGATTGGGGAACAATCTGTTGTGTCTATGGACGAGATTGTCGAAGAGGACATGTCATGAAACAGAATAAAGATTACGAATTAGTTCCTGCAGATGAAGATCAATGGCACGTTCGTATCCTAACTGGCGAATTCACTGAAACTGTATTTCAATTTGGATCAATTACTATTGATGAAGATTATGAAGATAGTGATGAAGGTGGTCTAATGAGATATAACTTTGATATTATCTCAACACCAGATCCTATGATTGCTTCTGATAATATTGATGAGAATATGCCACTACAAGAAACCGTTGCAAACATTTTGGTTAGTATCATGGAGGACATTGTAGCTCCTGGTCTAGCGGAAGAAGCTAATGAAAATTCTGATAATGGGTCTGCCGGGTAGTGGTAAGACCTGGTTAGCAAAACAATTAGCATACCACTTTCTAGTACCACATCACAATGCTGATACCTATCGTGAATATAATGATGATTGGGACTTCAGCGAAATGGGTCGTGCTCGTCAGGCAAGACGTATGAGTATGCAGTGGGGCATTTTAGATTTTGTTTGTCCAACTGAAGCACTTCGTCGTATTACCAAGCCTGACTATATAATATGGATGGATACGATCACAGAAGGTCGGTACCAGGATACAAATAAATTATTTCAATCTCCAGAAGTGTACGATGTAAGGATCATAGAATGGATTGGACAAAACCTACTACACAACTACTTGGAAGATTTCAACCCTGGCATCAAGGGCATACAGAGCTTTTTAAACGAGCGCATGCCACTACTGGGCAGTGTGTTCTCCTCGTAAGAAAAACCCCACTTGACGAAAATAACCCCCTCGACGTAGTTAAGGTCATGGACAATATTGTCGAAGCTTTAACTACCGAGGGGTTTACTTTGGATGAAGATTATATTATAATGGTAGTACCAAACATCACTGATATTTCTTATGGTCGTGATGTCGGTTACTCTATTACACAACATGATCTTGGTGAAGACGTACATAAAATCTCTGCAACAGAGATCAGAAAACAAATGAGAGCACGCGGAGAGATATGATAGCAAATATAGAACAAACTGTCCTTCGTAACCTACTGGTCAACGAACCGTATATGCGCAAAGTGTTACCGTTCATCAAACCAGAATACTTCGAAGGTGTATACCAAAAGCTATTCAAAGAAGTAGCTAAGTATGTGGCAAAGTACAACCGATTGCCAACTGCAGAATCATTTAAGATTGAACTTGATGATTCCAATCTAACCGAAGAACAATACCGTCACGCAGTAGAAATCATCCCAGAGATCTTTAAGAAAGAAGAAGTGGATGATGAATGGCTATATGACAAGACAGAGAAATGGTGTCAGGATCGTGCACTGTATAATGCAGTCATGGAATCAATCAATATTATTGATGGTAAGCATGCCACACTAACAAAGAATGCACTACCAGATATCCTTACAAAGGCACTTGGTGTTTCATTTGATACAAATATTGGTCACGACTATATTGAAGATGTGGAATCACGTTACGAATTCTATCACAACAAAGAAGAACGTATCCCATTCGATCTACATCTATTCAATGAGATCACTAAAGATGGTGTACCGAATAAGACACTCAACATTGCTCTGGCTGGTACTGGCGTTGGTAAGTCTTTGTTTATGTGTCACGTTGCTGCAAGTGTACTATCACTCGGTAAGAATGTTCTTTATATTACCATGGAGATGGCAGAAGAACGTATTGCTGAACGTATCGACGCTAATCTATTGAACATCCCTATTGACCAGATGGAAAATGTATCAAAGGGTATGCTTACTGAAAAGGTAAACCGTCTAAAGACAAAGACAAATGGTAAACTGATTATTAAGGAATATCCAACAGGTGCAGCGAATGCTAACCACTTCCGAGCACTACTCAACGAACTGAAGCTAAAGAAATCCTTTGAACCAGATATGATCTTTATTGATTATCTAAATATCTGTGCATCATCACGTATGAAAGCCATGGGAGGATCTATCAATTCATACACTTACATTAAAGCAATTGCTGAAGAGTTACGTGGTCTTGCGGTCGAGTTCGACTTACCGATCTTCTCTGCAACGCAGACGACTCGTTCAGGTTATACTAACTCGGATCCTGGGCTTGAAGATACGTCCGAGTCTTTTGGATTACCCGCTACCGCTGATCTAATGTTTGCCCTTGTATCTAGTGAAGAACTAGAACAACAAGGACAGATTATGGTCAAGCAATTAAAAAATAGATATAATGATCCAAACAAGCACAAAAGGTTCATTCTAAATATAGATAGAAGTAGGATGAGACTTTTCGACGCAGAGGCACAAGATCATGATTTAGTACAAGACACACCAGCGTTCGATAACGGTGAGATAGCAGAACGATTTGCAGATTTTAAATTATAGGAGAATATTATGGGAAAGAAAAGATCACGGGCACATCAGGTATCAAAAGGTGAACGACGGCCACTCGATCGTGCAATACAAAAGGCTACACGTCGTGAATACAGAAACCGCTTTGAACGTCATATGAATCAGCTTCGAGCACATCTTGCTGGTAAGCCAACAATGATTACTATTGCTAATCCTAACCCACAGGAAACCAATAAGCCATTCATTCGTGTTCCTGGTAAAGAATATTTTAATAAAACAGGTCGATAAATTATGAAAGCACGTTTGATATCTGCAAGCTCTCCTACCAATCACTTTGTTGGTATTGAAAGCGTACAAGATCTTATTGCACACGCAGCACGTGTGTCCAATCCAGGTAATCAGAATAATAGTGATACAGCAGGCAAGCTACTCAACTACTTGATTAAGCACAAACACTGGTCACCGTTTGAAATGGCTAGTGCATGTATTGAGGTGGAAACTACACGTGATATTGCACGACAGTTATTGCGTCACCGTAGCTTTTCTTTTCAAGAGTTCAGCCAACGTTATGCTGATCCTACTAATGAGCTTTCATTTGTAACACGTGATGCACGTCTGCAAGATCCAAAGAATAGACAAAATAGTATTGAAACATCTGATACAGCCTTACAGGCTTGGTGGCATGCACAACAAGAATTTTTAATTGAGCACACTAAAAGAATATATATTGAGGCAATAGAAAGAGGTATAGCAAAAGAACAGGCACGTGCCGTACTACCAGAAGGTAACACTGTTTCACGACTATATGTAAATGGTACTATCCGTTCCTGGATTCATTACGTTGAACTACGTAGTGGCCATGGTACACAACTAGAACATATTGAACTCGCGCGCGAGATCGGCCGGGCGATCACAGCTATCTTTCCAATGATAGAGGATTTTATTCATGGAAGTACAGATTCGTAATAAAGAAATCCTTACAGACCCCGACAGCTATATTGATCTTAAACCTTTAAATGATTTAAAAGTCTTAATCTGGCAAACCCACGTAGAACATTCTTATAACTATTTTGGTACATCGCCAGAACAGATAGAAGATTATAGAACAAATAGGAGCAGCTATAGTAACTTTTATAAGTTTAGTTCTTATACATGTAAAAGATATGCTGAACGATGGGGATTTGATTACAGATTTGATCTGTACGAAGAAGAAGAATATGAGCCTTTTGTATTTGGCCAATCAAACTTCGATCAGTTTAAAGCTACAACATTTTTTAAAAAATATGATGCTGTTTTATATTTAGATACTGATGTTTTAATTATGCCATGGGCAGATAATATTATAGAAGAATATTCACCAGAAAGAGATTGGAGTAATATATTTGTTAATACCATAATTGGGAATAAGTTAAAAAATGTTTATCTGCATCGATCCGGTTCCTGTAATACTGGTGTAGTTCTATACTTTAAAGAAGCTGCTGGGGGTGCAATAGATGTAAAACTTAGATCCAAAAGGTTTCTGAAAAACATAATTGAGGAAAATGCAGGTTTGTTAACCACCTTTCGATCTGGGCAATTTGATGACGATAAATTTTTTTATCTATTACATAATAAACTAGATGGATCTAGACTATGCCATTTGGATGCCAAGTATAATACGGATTTTTATAGTTATAATCAAAATCTAGAAAATATATCGTTTTTACATTGTTCTGGCGAGATGAAACAGTATATAGAAAGAATATATAATAAAGTATACGATGGAGATCGAGATGGAAGTACAGATTCGTAACAGTGAGCTGATTGAACAGCTTGATGGTTTTATAAATGACTTTTATGCCATTGAGGGATTCGATGATCCTGTATTCCACATGTACGACCCAAAGGATGCCAGAGAAAATGGTATTCTATATACGTCAGAAGAATATCTTCACAAACAAATGGCACTTGGAAGTAAGCACACTGGATTCCCTGAACAACACTTTTCACAACCTGTTGGTCAGATGGCACAAAGGAATCCGGATCAGTTTGCTGATGTTGCTTTCCGTGTAAGAAAAAAATTCCCAGAAGTTTTAGGCGTTCACTCGAGCGCACTATTCAACTATTATCCACCCGGTGGTTTCGTTGGTTGGCATACTAACTGGAATGCTAATGCCTACCAGATTCTTTTCACTTGGTCTAAGACTGGTGACGGATATTTCCGTTACTGGGATAATCAAGAAAAGAAAATTGTTCACATCGAGGATAAACCAGGTTGGCAATGTAGATGGTACTACTTCGGAAGAGAGGATGAACCAGATTATCATTGCTGGCACGCAGCCTATGCAGGATGTGATAGATTTACACTTGCATATAAATTTGTCAACGATAAGATTGGTACCGATAAGGATAGACAAGCTATTATCATGAGGGACCAGCTCATAGAAGAAATCGAGGAAGAATAAAATGGCACACATTTCTACTTACTGGGCCGGAAACGGTAAAGAAGGTTACGCAGAAGTTCATAAAAATATTGAAGAAGGAGGATGCTTCATTCGTTATTTTGATAGTAATGGTGTAAGATTTTTCACAGAAGAGTTTCCTGGTAAATCGATTCATTATGTTGAGGATGCTGCAGAGAATTGGGCACTAGGTATAAAAAAACTCGGAGGGGATTTACTTCTAGGTTAACATTTGGTATAATAGTTTTATTATGAAAATATTGATAATTGGATATGGTCGGCATGGCAAAGATACAGTAGCAGAGTATCTCCGTGACCACTATGGCTTAACGTTTAAGTCTTCATCTATGCATTGTGCAGAGAATGCAGTATTCCCTGCACTCAAAGATATGTACGGTTATAATACTGTAGAAGAATGCTTTGCCGATCGTTCTAACCACCGCACAGAATGGTATGATCTTATCTCAAAGTATTGTGAATCAGATCCTGCCCGTATTGGTCGTGAGATCTTCGAAGTCTCTGATATGTACTGTGGTCTGAGAAACAAACGTGAGTTTCATGCCATTCGCAATAATGGTCTTGTAGATGTTACTATCTGGGTTGATCGTTCAGATTGGTTACCAGCTGAAGATAAATCAAGTAATACACTTGAACCTTGGATGGCTGATTATGTTATCGATAACAATCGTGACCTTGATGAGCTTTATTGTAACGTAGATGATCTAATGAGGAACATATGCAAATAAAACCTATACAAAATGGTGTGGCTGTTGAGATAACAGATATTGATATTACAGCCTTTGATAAGAGTAGTGATTATGATTTTGTAAGAGATACATTACATAAACATCTTGTTGTGGTTATTAAAAATCAATCTACTAATCCATGGGAATATACACGTTTCATAGAAAATATAGGTAGAGTTGCTAACTATAATCAATTTGGATTTACTATAGATGCTGAAGAATATCCACGGGATCAAGTAGTTCCTACTAATCGGTTTAAAGGTGATACTTGGCGTTATCCTGTACAACGAGTAACAGGAAAAAAGAAAAAAGGTAAGTTTACTGGTATATTTGGTACAGGTAAACTAGATTGGCATGCTAACTTAAATGGGCCAGACCGCGCTGATGGTGTTGCACTACAAGGATGGGAACATTGTGAAAATACATCGACATCATTCCTGAACACTAATCTAGCATATAATGACTTGGATCCGGGTATGTTAGATGAAATAAAAGATCTCTATTGTGAATATGAATATGCACCTGAAGTTTGGGCTGAAGGCTTACCTGAAGACCAACTTCGTCGTATGAAACAAAATTCAAATAAGTATAAAATGTGGTTAATCCAAGAGAACCTAAAAGGCGTAAAGGGTCTTTATTTTTATACGAATAATAGATGTAAACTCATTTGTCCTGATCAGAGCCTTTATAATGAAATACATGATCATCTGTTTCAGGACAAATACATATATCAACACTGGTGGGAACCCGGTGATATTGTATTAATGGATCAGCTCTTGACTTTGCATAAGCGTGACCAAAATGATACAGAAATATTACAAAAGCGGGTATTACATAGAATTACTTTCAGAATTTCTAATGAAAATGGTTTTATAGCACGTAGAAACGATATATAAAGATTGTAACGGTGAAGCAAACCAAAAGGTATACTGGACACGGGGGCAGTACCCGTCGCCTCCACCATAAACACATTGGAATATCATTGAAGGCAACAAAAAAAAGAACCTTAGTCAAAGCACTTATATACAGATGTTGGGTTATACTTTCAACTTATATTATGTTATTGATTACTGGA